GCTGATTAAATAGGTAACTGATTGTTTCTTATGATATATGACCAGTAGTAGTCTTTAAAGTATGTTGAAAAGGATACGCCCAACCCCTCGCCATGCAGAACAAAAAAATAACATTGAAATTTCTTAAAAGGGAAATTGTCATTGAAAAGGGTAAAAAAATAACTTTCAGACATATATAGGTATTAGGAAAACTTGTTGAACTTGGATAATTCCACCCCATGAAAGTAGACGGAATATATATTATGCGCAAAATAATCCCTGAATACCAACGTTACTGGGGGCTTGGGACAGTACCCCCCTCCCCCACCTACGTATACAGAGATGACAGATTTTTTATAATTTTTATGTAGTTGAGAATGACTTGCAACTAGTATTGCCTACCTTTATATGAACCACAAAAAACCCCTTCACAGAGAATGTAAGGGGGGATGTTATGCCTACCTATATAATAGTATTAGCCCTGACGGACTAAGTCCATTGTACATACAGAATCACGATTTGTCAAGCATAAAATTATTTTATTGACAACACTCCATATTTACAGTATAATAAGGAGTATGAAGGGGGTCACTCAGAGGGGTATGCCCAAGTAGGCGAAACAGACTCACAAGTGCTTGCAAGCCTCGTAGGAAGATGCAACGTTTTTCTTGCCCCTCACCCCTCTAGGCAAAACTAAGGAGAGAACATGCCAAAGAAAACAAAGAAAAGAGCTAATTATAGAGCAAAAGGTGTCGTAAAGTCCCCAGGTAGAGGTACTATAGGTAAACCCTATACGGATATGTTTGGTAGAACGATTGGTAGTAAAGACAGGAGACAGGTTAATTTACAATCAACAAAACAAGTAGCAAACGAAGATGGTACTCTTACCAGAACTTACTATGATTATGATGGTAATGTAATAGACTCAAAAACCACCGAGAGTGCAGGTGCTTCTCAGGCTGCGGCTAAAAGAGCAGGCTACACTGGTGATCCTGTTGTAGCTGGAGAAGAATATCGTATGGCTCAAAAAAATAAAGCCCTTTTCGATGCGGCAAGTGATAAAGGTGCAGGAAATGGTACGGCTGTTGGTGAGATTCCACCTCATACAGGAAGAGGACGAACTAAAACAGGTAAACCTATACTTAGTGAGGAAAGAAAACAGTATGATTCAGCTAAACGTAGAAAAAGAGGATTAACTGCAGCACAGAGAGATGCTTTAAGAAGTAGTGTTTTTGCTAAATCTGGAGGAAAAGTAAAGAAGAAGGCTGGAGGAAAAGTAAAGAAGAGATCTGGAGGAGCAGTGAAGAAGAAGGCTGGAGGAGCAGTCGGAAAAGCTTATACTTCTCGACAAAACAAAAAGTATGGCGGTGGAGTTTACCCTAAAGTAGGCAATACAGGAGGTTAGTATGGCAAAGAGACCAACAGCAAAACAAATATTAGCATTTAGAGATACATTAAAAAGTTTATACCTTTCAGATCAAATAGAACAGGAAGACATGAGGATAGGTGCTAACAAGTATAAATCAGGACTAAAATCTAAAAGAGAAATCTTAGATGATCTTGGTGTTATAGGGGGTATGTCTGATGCTGAATATAAGCAAGGCACAGACTTAAGAAATATAAAAAGTATTAAAGAGACAGCTAAAGTTAAAGGTAAAAAGAATGTACCTGACACAATAACCATAAACAAAAAAGGCGGAGGTAAACTTTATGCTACCCAAAACAAAAAGTATGGTGGTGGAGTCTACCCTAGACCAACTAAGGGCGAAGATATTTAACATAGAAAGGAAAAAGTATGTTACCAGAAGAAGACGAAATAAAAATAGTTGATTTTGAATTAGAAGATGAAGTTGAGGTTGTAGAAGCACCAAAACCTTCCAATGTAAAGAAGGGAATGATTATAGGTGGGGCTCTTATAGCTGCTTTAATTCTAATCAATATTCTTAACTATGCACTTGCCTCTGAGCAGTCTGGGTTTTTTGTTTCAATAACTGCTGAACAAGAAGTTTCAGCAGAGGAAGCAGTAAGCGACCCAACTGACGAAGAAGAAGCTGACGAAGAAGAAGGGAGCTAGAAGAGAGTATGCCGAGAACTCATTATACTAAAAGAGAAAAAGATATAAAACGAGAAAAAAGTAGAAAACGAAAAATTCAATGGGATAAAATGTCTTCAGGTGACAGGGCTAAAGAATTTTTAAGAGGTGCTTCTTTTTTAGCTAATCCTGTAGGTACTTTGATAGGAGAGGGTGTCAAGACAGGATACCAACGTTTAACAAGTAGAGCCCCTGCAACTGGTAGCTCTTCAACTTCAACTTCAACCTCTGGAACAACAAAGAAAAAGGGTGGTAAAGATACAGATGAAGAAAAAGAAAATATTGTAGCAAGTAAAAAGGGTGGTACAATAAGAAAGAAGAAGTATGTAACCCAATCCAAACGCTATAGTAATGGTGGAAAAGTTTACCCTAAGTAGGCAATTAATGCTATTACCAGAACCAAAAAGATCAAAAGAACTAACAAAGAAACAAGAAAGTTTCCTAGAAGCATATTTTGCTGAAGGAGATAAAACCTTTGGGAATATAACCCAAAGTCTACTGCATGCAGGCTATTCTGAAACATCCAGGTCTTCAGTGTCCAAGGCTATGCGACCTTACATTATAGAAAAAGCAAAAGAGTTGTTAGCAACGACAACGGCCAATGCAGTAGGACAAATAAAAGAAGCTTTGACTGGCAATAGGACAGAACCTATAGCGAGGCAGAAATTACGATTTGAAGCAGCAACAGACATCCTAGACAGATGTGGTATATCTAAACGACAGGAGGTTGTAACTGAGAATACCCATTTACATGCTGTTGTGTTATTACCTGCTAAGAAAGCAGAAGCACTAGATTTATCCGATGTTGAGGCTAAAGTTGTCAGAAACTAAGAAAAGAGGAAGGCCCAAACTTAAAGAAGGTGAAAAGGGCAGATACAGTCTCTCAGGTAAAGAGAAAGCTCGTAGAGCTACTATGGCACAGATACGCTATAGAAATAAAAAGATAAACAAACACTCAAACCAGTTAAGAAGGCAAAAACAATTACTCAAAGAGAAAAAAGAGAAGTTCAAGACTCTGGACAAGGGGCTTCAGGGCAAAGCAGCAATACCAGAGGATGTTCTTGCGAGTGCTCCTGCAGCAGTGAAAGAGCTTGTTGCCGAGAGGGAGATAGCGTTCCATCCCAACAAGGGGCCTCAAACTGAGTTCTTAGCAGCTCCTGAAAGAGATGTTCTCTATGGAGGTGCAGCAGGGGGAGGTAAATCTTACGCCCTACTTGCAGATGCATTACGATACGCTCATAAGCCCAGTCATAGGGGCCTACTTCTAAGAAGGACTTTGGGCGAATTAACAGAGCTTATAGACAAAAGTAGGCAATTATATAAAAAGGCTTTCCCAGAAGCTATTTTTAGAGAAAGTAAATCAACATGGTTATTTCCGTCTGGGGCTACGATTTTATTTTCATATTTGGATAGGGACACAGATGTTACAAGGTATCAAGGACAAAGTTTTAACTGGATTGCGATTGATGAAATCACGCATTACCCAACTCCTTACGTATGGGAGTACCTTCGTTCAAGATTGCGTACAACGGATCAAAGCATTGTACCTTACATGCGTTGCACAGCTAACCCAGGTGGGATCGGTGGTTGGTGGGTTAAGAAAATGTATATTGACGCTACCGAGCCGAATACGCCTTTTTGGGCTAGGGATGTGGAGACGAGTAGAATCCTTCGTTATGGGTCTAGTAACGAGGAAAAAGCAGGAAGACCCCTCTTCCAGCGAAGATTCATCCCAGCCAGACTAACGGACAACCCCTATCTCATGGCTTCAGGGGAATATGAAGCTATGTTGTATTCTTTGCCTGAAGTAGAGCGTAGGCGATTACTAGAAGGAGATTGGGATGTTACGGATGGGGCAGCGTTTGCGGAGTTTGAAAGGGCGAAGCACGTTGTTGATACTTTTGAAGTACCTCGTTCTTGGCCTCGTATTAGGGCTGCAGATTATGGTTACTCTAGTCCTTCTTGTGTTCTATGGGGTGCAGTGGACTATGATGGCAACTTATGGGTATATAGAGAATTATATGGAAAAGGATTCACAGGGGAGCAGTTAGCTGAAAGAATATTGGAAATTGAATATGACGATCCCCCAGTCCAGACTGCTGTTTTGGATGAGTCCTGTTTTAGCAGAACTGGGCATGGGCTTAGTATTGCTGAATCTATGAACAGATTGAATTTAAGATTTATGGCTTCTAACCGAGATAGGTTAGCAGGAAAGATTGAGATGCATAAACGATTAGGTGATAACGATCAAGGTGAACCACGTTTACGTGTCTTTAGTAATTGTACGCATTTGATAAGAACTTTACCTACGCTGCCTTTGAGTAAGACAAACCCAGAGGATGTAGATACAAAAGCAGAAGATCATGCGTATGATGCATTACGCTATATGTGTATGACACGTATAGTTAATAGCCCATATTATCATCCTAGGTTTAGGAAACCTAAAGAGTTTGATAAATATGTACCCAACGATCCAGTTTTTGGATATTAATTTTAACACAAGGAGAAAGAAATGCCACTACTAGGTAAATACAAGCAAGGCGATCTTGGCAAAGAAGACGAAACCAAACTTTCCAGAGGAAAACTGGAATCTTGGTCTAAAGCTTCTGTAAGTCATGGTTCTGAGTCTACTGTAAAAGAAGCAAGCCTTTCAGGTAAAAATCAAACTGATTCTAATTTTGATGCTTTAGCTGACAAAAAAGATTATTAAAAATGGCTGAGATAGGTGAACTCGTAGGCACTGATAAACAGGCAGATATATCTGATGAAGATATGATTGGCTTGGCAGGTTTTATACGAGGTAAGTATAAGCAATCGGAAGAAGGTCGTTTAGCAGACGAACAACGATGGCTTAAAGCTTACAAGAATTATAGAGGAACCTCAGAAGATAG